ATTTATTTTGACTCCTTTTAATCCTTTTTTACCAGAAGGCTCTAGATATATAGGCCAATTATCACCACCCAAATTAAGTGTTGTAGATATCTCACAAGAGGGTCTATCCTTATGTCTTTCTAATACATCACCTTTTTTATACACCCTACAATAACTATAAGTTGGAAATAATTTTAATTTTGTTTTTTTCTCCATAATTGGATGTACTTCAACTAATAGAGTATCCATCAAAACATCCGAATAATGAGAATAAGTTCCAGGAACTTGATCATCTCTAAAAGTGCCAAAATGAGGTAAAGTAGGTAGTTTTTGAAAAACAGCTCTTTTTAATAACAAATAATGATAACTATAATTTGCTATCATTCTTGGAATGCAATTTTTAACTACTAAGTATTTATTTTTTTTAAAGCTCATTATCTATAAGGAGGTCCTAAAAACCAAAAAACTAAACTATATCTAGTTCCTTTAGTTACAGGCTTAACTCTATGCCATATATAAGAAGGAAAAACAATTACACTTCCCGGTCCATCTAATTCTGTGGCTACTCCTATATTTTTTCCTCCTTTATTGTTTCTAAAATCAAATTCAAATTCTCCACCTTCAAACTCTTTTGGATCATTTAATAAAACACTACAACTTAACTTTCTTATTTTTCCTCTATAAGGAACAGGATGTGAATCACCATAGACTTCTGGACCCATGTCACAATGCCAACCATAATGTTGATTTTCAGCATATATAGTAAACTGTATTGTTTCACACCAATCGAAATCATAATTCCATTCAGCTCCTTTATTTGCTCTACGAACTAAATTAAATATTTCTTTATATATTATTTCATCATCAAAAAAAACTATCTCTGAATCTCTTAGTTTAAGTAAACTTTTTAATCTACTTTTATTAATTTTTCCATTTTGATATTTAAAAGTAACTCCTCTTTGTCTTTGTTTTTTTAATGATAAACATTTTTTAATAATTTTTTTACAAAAAGATTTACTTAATCCTTTTTTAAAATAATAATAGGAAGTTTTTAATTCCATTTAAATCTCTCTAGATTTCATCCTTTGTAAAGGAAAAAAAGAAGTAGACATTATTTTATTAATTTTAAAAATTAAAACTAATTCTTCTTTTTTGTCTGAATTTATTTTATGAAAATCATCTCCGTCAAATAAAACTAGTCTATTATAATTATTACTAACAATAACAGATTCAATAAATTTATTTTTTTCTTTTTTATAAAAAGTAATATTAGATTTTATTTTAGGTTTTTTTGTTAAAAAAATAACACCAATTAAAGGATATTCTATTTTAGAATAGTTAGTAATTTTTTGTTTATTTGAATTTATTTTTTTAAAACAAGAATGAGCATTTTCCCAATTTACACTACATGCTTTATAATCAAAACTTAAAGAAAGCATTTTTGCTATAGTTTCATTAAAAAATTGCTTATCCTTTTTATGTAAAGGATTACTTTCATCTTTAAATTTTAAAGAGTTAGCTTTTTTTACAAGTTTATCTGGATATCTAAAAAAATTATCTATTACCTGTAATGGAAAAAATTTTTCTTTCATAACTGTTAGTTATAAACAGATATACGTAAAATGCAAGTTTGAGTAAATTAATCTTGGAATTGGTATTTAATAATACAAGTACCACTACCACCAGAAGAAGGTCTAGGTCCTCCAGTATCGCAAGCTCCGCCTGCTCCTCCGCCTAATCCATTAGTTCCATTTCCAGGAGTTCCGCCGAAACCTCCTGCGCCGTTACCGCCTCCGCCAGAGCCTCCGCCTCCGCCAGGGCCTCCTTGTGATGCTCCTCCACCACCGCCAGCGTATGTTGTACTATTGACTGGCCAAGTTCTACCAGCACCTCCACCTGCGCTAGGGCTAGCATTGGAACCGCCTCCACCAGCTCCACCTCCACCAGCAGAATTTGAAAAAGAATTAGGGTTACCGCCTCCGCCGTTACCGTATCCTGTTAAACCTCCAGAATCTCCTTGAGTTGATGAACTAGGAGGAGATGGACTTCTAGCTGCTCCACCACCGGATCCTCCAGGTCTACCAGCACCAGCACCTTGTGCTCCAGAGCCGCCACCGCCTCCCTCAGCAGTCGCTCCGTTGAATGTGCTATCTCCACCATCACCACCGTTACCACCGCCAGGTGTATTTCCACCAGTTCCAATTACCACTGGATAAGTTCCTATAGTTAAATTTGTCATTTGTCCTTCTAAATATCCTCCGGCACCACCGCCGCCGCCGTCACCACCACCGTCACCGCCGCCAGCGCCTCCAGCAACTATTAATACTTCGACCGGAAAAGAAGATGGATCTCTATATTCTGTCTCAACGATAAAATCACCTGAAGAAGTAAATGTGTGAGTTCTGAAATTTCCAGATACTGAAACAGTTCCACCTGTTGCAAACATAAATCCAGGTCCACTCTGACCTGCAAATCCAAATCCTCTTCCAGAACCTGCACCAAATGTTGATATTATAGGCATATTAACTTCTTAACTCCCATGCTTGATTTTCTTCATTCCATATATAATAATTTGTTTCAGAGTGATCCTCTGGTCTAGGAACAGGTGCTTCAAATTGCAAAGTTTCCTCATTTAAAACCCATGAATCAAATCTTTTATAAGCGTAAAATTTTTCTTTAGTAGGATGCCATAAATCACCTGGACCAGGTTGAATGCCTCTAGTATTATTATTATCAGCTCTCATACCTGAATATAACCAATTACCATTCTCAGTTTTAGTAATATAGTTTGCCCACTCAGTTGTTTTAGCATCAGTGATATTACCATTAGCATCAGTAATATCAGCTTCGTCTACTGCTATAGTTTTAAGCACCACATTATTTTCATCTATTCTTGCTGCAACATATAACATAGTATTTCTAGTCCTCTTTACTTCTTCCCAGTCTATATTGAGATATAATCTCCATAAACCCATTCATGTTATTACGCAAACTGTGTTTGAGCTGCGAACACTGTGAACGCTGCGTCTCCAGTTTTAAATATTGCATATGTATACACATCGACGGAACTTGCATTACCTGCAGATGGAGCTGAACCACCTTGCCACTCTGGAGTTACACTTGATCCATCAATAGTAACTGCATTGTTATAATAAGCAGATGAACCGTTAGTTACCAAGTGAGCGATTGTAAGCGATTCACCTGTATCCATGATACTGTTTAATGTGTTTGAACCATCACCTCTAATATTTAAAGTGTAGTTTCCTGAAGCGTTTGTAGTAAAATATAAAACTGCCTGAGTAATTACATCAAAATTTACTGTACCTGTAGCTGCTGTTGCAGATATTGTAGCTTTTTCCGCTAACTGTTGAATTTTAGCAGCACCTAATGTGACTCTACCTATTCCTTTTGGATTGATATTGAAATCAATATTTGTATCACCACCAGTTGCAGATATGTCAGGTGCATTACCTGTCGCTGCGTTAGTTACATCAATTTGATTAACTGCTGATGCAGTTGTTTGAAAAATAATTTGTTCATTTCCGTTTGCGTCTGCAATGAAACCTGCGTCTGCAATTTTTGGTGCTGTTAAAGTTTTGTTTGTTAAAGTTTGTGTACCAGTTAATGTTACATCACCATCACCAGAACCAAAAGCTAAAGTAATAATATCAGGGTTAGTTCCATCATTAGCTGAAGCAAATACAAGTTGATCACCTTTGTCTGTTGCAGAAAAAGTAAAACTATCTCCAGACCCAGTTACATATTTAAATTGTACTGTGTATGCACCAGTACTAGAATTTCTTAAAAAATAAAATGTTTGAACATCTAAAGGTATTGTAACAACCGCGTTGCCACTTAATGATCCAGTGAATTCTATCATTCTGTGAGAAAGAGCTGCTCCAGTTGCTCCGTCAGAAACTGCAAGATCAACTGTTCCACCACTTGTTAATGCTTGTTGTATAAATCCACCAGAAATTTGTTCTATAATTTGTAAATTAGTGTTAGTTTTTGTACCCCAAGTACCAGCGTTTTCACCAGTTGCTTGAAGTTCTACCCCTAAAGGTGTGTATGTTGATGCCATAATTTATCTCCTATGCAGCGTCAGTATAACTTGTATTTGATCCCGTTGCAACACTTGTATACGATGTATTTGAACCAGTGTCAACATCAGAAAATGCTTGAATTCCGAATCCTGAAGCAGTGCCAAATGCAGCCACAGAAGCTGTTGCTGATTGACCTGTAGGAGTTCCTGTAAAATTAATTATATTAGATACAGATCCAATTGAAGACGTAGAAGATAGGCCTGTTACACCCATTACATCAGCAGGCGATATTGACCCTTGTGATGCAGTTGCTGATTGTCCTGTTGGTATAACTATAGGATTTGTAGTTATGTCCGAACTTCCTAAAGAAATTTCAGCGCTTACTCCAGTTATACCCATTACATCTGCAGGTGATAACGATCCTTGTGATGCAGTTGCTGACTGTCCAGTTACACGCATTACATCCGCAGGTGATAATGATCCTTGTGATGCAGT